TTTAAAGCCAAGTTGAAAGGCGGCGGTGCCAGATCCAATCTGTTCAAAGCGACTATCAACTTTCCAGCTTATGCAAACGGTGATGTAGAACTAACATCATTCTTGTGTGAAGCTGCACAACTTCCTGGTTCAACGATGGGTATCATAGAGATGCCTTTCAGAGGAAGAATACTAAAGATGGCAGGAGACCGTACGTTTGATACATGGTCACCTACTATTATCAATGATACAGATTTTAATGTTCGTAACGCAATGGAACGCTGGATGAATGGTATTAATGCACACTCTGCAAATACCGGACTCACATCGCCTGTTGATTACGAAGCTGATCTGATCGTAGAACAACTTGATAGAGATACGACAGTGTTAAAGACATACAACTTTAGAGGTTGTTTCCCAACTAATGTATCAACTATCGACGTAGCTTACGGCTCAAACGATGACATCGAAAGATTTTCGGTTGATTTCCAAGTCCAGTACTGGGAGGCTGCTGATACAACTACTTAAAAGTTGTATATATAAACCTGTAACGGGGCAACTAACCTTGCCCCGTACATTCCTAAATATGAAGGTTATTAAATGGCTGAAACGTCACTAAAATTATTCGGTTTTGAGCTTCGAAGAGCCAAAAAGGCAGAAGTTGCTCAAACAAAACTGAAGTCTATTGTACCTCCGGTTGATGAGGATGGTGCTGGTTACGTCACTGCGGCTGGTGCACATTATGGTCAATACGTAGATATTGATGGAGATAAATCAAAAGATAATGCCCAACTGATAATGAAGTATCGTGGCATAGCGCTGCATCCAGAAGTTGATGCTGCAATAGAAGATATTATGAACGAGTCTATTAGTGGAGCAGAAGAAGGCTTTGCTGTAAAATTAGAAATGGAAGACTTAAAAGTCTCCAACGGAATTCAAAAGAAGATCGAAGCAGAGTTTGATGACATTTTAAAGATGTTACATTTCTCAGACTTGGGTCATGATATATTTAGACGATGGTATATTGATGGTAGATTAACTTTTCACTTAGTTGCTAATGTAGATAATCCTAGTAAAGGTATTGAGGATATAAGACCTATCGATGCTGCAAAGATACGTAAGGTAAAAGAAGTAAAAACTTCTAAAGATCCTGTAACTGGTGCTAAGATTATTGAAAATCAAGACGAATACTATATCTACCAAGAGAAACCAGGTCAGCAACAGTCTGGCGTAAAGCTAACTAAAGATTCAGTTCTTTATTGTACATCTGGTTTACTTGATGAAACACAAAGGAAGATAATATCTTATCTTCATAAAGCATTAAAACCGCTCAATCAGTTACGTATGATGGAAGATTCATTAGTGATCTATCGTCTTGCACGTGCGCCTGAGCGTAGAATATTCTATATAGATGTCGGTAACTTACCAAAAGGTAAATCCGAAGAATATATGAAAAGTATAATGGCCAAGTATCGAAACAAGCTTGTTTACGATGCTTCTACTGGTGCAATTAAAGATGACCGCAAGCACATGTCAATGCTCGAAGATTTTTGGTTACCACGACGCGAAGGCGGACGAGGAACAGAGATTTCTACATTGCCAGGTGGTGATAATCTTGGACAAATAGACGATATCATCTATTTCCAGAAACGACTTTATAAATCTCTTAACGTACCTATTGGCCGACTTGAGTCAGAATCACAATTTAGTCTCGGTAGATCTACTGAGATTTCAAGAGATGAACTCAAGTTCCAGAAGTTTATTGACAGACTTAGAAAAAGATTCTCTATTCTGTTTGCAGAAATACTCAAAAGACAATTGATCCTTAAAAATATCATTACCGAAGAAGACTGGGATGAGTGGGGATCTGATATACATTTTGATTATATAAGAGATAATCATTTTACTGAGTTGAAAGACGCAGAAATACTTCGTGAAAGACTTCAGACACTTGACGTAACGCAGCAATATATCGGTGAGTACTTCTCTAAAGAGTATGTATTCCGTAATATTCTGATGTTAGGTGATGAAGAAATAAAAGACATGAAGAAACAAATAGCTGAAGAAGAAGCTTCTGGAGAGATTCCAGATGATGAAGCAAAAGCAGCTGAAGCAGAGCCTGCTCCGGCTGCACCAACCCCTGTTAAAATAGTGAAAGATGATGAGGAAGAAGATAATGGTTGAAGAAACTGAAATGAGAACATCCAGCGGAGAACCACACCCCGCTCCTGGCGTAGCTGATATGATTGATTTTGCATACGCACAAGAATATAATAAAGCAACTGACGTGTTCAATGATTTAATTGGACAAAAGATGACAGCTGCATTAGATCAAGAAAAGGTCAATGTTGCAAATAAAATATTTAACGATGTAGATGCGGAGGAATTAGATGCCGAAGAAGCCGACGATCAAGAAGAGCTCAGAGCAGATGACGCCGAAGATGATGCTGATGCCATCCAGGATGACACAGATATTGAATTAGATGATGAAGAAGAAGCCGGAACGGCCTAAAAAATCGTTATTATAAATACTACAAACAAAATCAAATGGTAAATAAATGTTATCCTTTCGACAATTAAGAGAAAAAAAACTGAAAGGTATGCCACCAGGTGAACACGTTTGGGATAAAAAAATCAAAGGTGTATTAACTATGATACACAAAGAAAAAGGCAAATACGCTCTTTATATTGATAATGAAAAACTGGACGAATATCCTACAATAGCTAGAGCTAAACGATCTGCTGAGGAATTTGTAAAGGCAGCAAAGGGAAAATAGATGGTTGATATAACAAATAAATATGCAAGAGAATTAGACATATCTAACCCTATGGGTATTCCTGCATATGACTTTATCGTTAATACATATTCAGGAACTAACATCGCTAGTACTACTTATAAAAGAGGTGGAAGCAGCGGAACTTCAGTCGCGGTTGTTTCATATACATATGACGGCAGTGACAATTTATTAACTGTAACGCGGAGTAGCTAATGGGAACTTATAAGTTTAATGTTTTCACTGGCAAGCTTGATATATCAGGCGGTGCTACTACAGTTACAGCACAAACAATTCTCGACCTTGGTGTCGTATTTAGACAAGGTAATTTCCCAACCGGAGATTATGGAAACTTAGATGCTGCAATTGATGCATTTGGAATTCGAACTGATTCTGCTTACGATTGTATGTCACCTGCAGGTCATTCAGTAACAGTCGATCACGGCTCCGTAGCATAAATAGAAGGAATATAATAGATGGCAACAGCTGTTCAACTAAGACGGGGCACAACTACCCAGAACAACGCTTTCACAGGTGCCCTGGGTGAAGTAAGCGTCGACACAACTTTAGACACACTAAGAGTACATGACGGAAGTACAGCGGGTGGTTTTGAAATCACTTCTAATGCTGCTACGCAAACTCTTACAAACAAATCGCTTACTGCTCCTACTATTACTGGAACAGCTGTCATGGCAACGCTTGACATATCTGGAGACGTAGATGTTGATGGTACACTAGAAACTGATGCATTAACAATCGGTGGTGTTACTTTAGCAGAAACAATCTCTGATACAGTCGGTGCAATGGTTGGTTCTAATACTGAAACTGGTATTGCAGTAACATATGAGGACGGAGATAACACTCTAGACTTTGTGTTGGGTACTACACAAACAACTATCACATCTCTCACAAATGCAGCATTGGTTGTTGGTAGAGATGCCGATAACGATATAGATTTTGCAACCGACAATAACATTATATTTAGAGCTGCTGGTGCAGATCAAATAAGATTGCAAGATGGTGCATTAGTTCCTGTAACAGATAATGATATTGACTTAGGTACAAGTTCATTAGAATTTAAAGATGCATTCTTTGATGGTACAGTTACTGCTGACGCATTTGCTGGTCCTTTGACTGGTAACGTAACAGGTAACGCATCAGGTTCAGCATTAACAGTTACACAAGCGGCTCAAAGTGCAATTACTTCATTAGGAACTTTGACTGCATTAACTGTAGATGATGTTGCTGTAGATGGTAAAGTCATTACTATGACAGGTTCTTCTGGTGATACTTTCGTTACAACGGTTGCTGCTAATGGTGCAACAAGCCTAGTAACAACAGACACCGCAGCTGCTGCCGCACACTTAACAATTACTGCTGACGGTACTGTAGATATCAATTCAGCCGGCGTATTAACTTTAGATGGTGGCGCAGCAATCAATATTGAACCGGCAGCTGGTTCAGCAATTTTATTAGATGGTACAATTAGTATAGACGCCGGAGTAGTTACTGGTGCAACTTCAATTACATCAACAGCATTTGTTGGTGGATTAACTGGTAACGTTACCGGTAACGCATCAGGTACAGCATTAACAGTTACACAAGCAGCTCAATCAGCAATCACAAGTCTTGGTACACTTACAACTCTTACAGTTGACAACGTAATCATTAATGGTTCTACTATCGGTCATACCGGTGATACAGACCTTATAACAGTTGCTTCAGGTATTGTAACAGTTGCAGGCGAAGTATCTTTGACTACACTAGATATTGGCGGTACAAACGTTACATCAACTGCTGCAGAAATTAACTTAATAGATGGTGGTACTGCAAGAGGTACAACTGCTGTTGCAACTGGCGACGGTATATTAATCAACGACGGTGGTACAATGCGTATGACTAACGTTGACACTGTTTCAACATACTTTTCATCTCATAACGTTGGTGGTGGTAATATTGTTACTACTGGGGCTCTTAACTCTGGTACTATTACATCAGGCTTTGGCAACATTGATACTGGTTCTTCAACAATTACTACAACAGGCGCCGTTGCGACTGGAGCATTAACTGCTGGCGGTATCTTAAAAACTGATGATGCGACAGATGCAACATCAACAACTGATGGTTCACTTCAAACTGATGGTGGTCTATCTGTTGCAAAAGATGTTATTGCTGGTAACGATGTTAAACTATTATCAGACGGTGCGATTATTACAATGGGTGCAAACTCAGAGATTAATCTTACACACGTACACGATACCGGTATAACAACAAATGGTGAATTAACTTCAACAGTTATACGTGCAAGAAAACCAATTAAAACTGAATTCAATGCTTCAGGTGCGGTTACTGCTTCTCTAACAGCAGCAGAATCTGGTGCTACAGTATTAATTCACGGTACAGAAAATAATGTAATTAACTTACCTGCAGCTGCAACTACTAACCCTGGATTGTATTACGATTTTGTGGTTCTAACAGCTGTTGGCGGTGGTACAAGTACAATCGTTAATATTGCTGGATCAGGTGGTCAGTTCGTTGGTGCATTAAGTCTTGCTGGTGGTACTGCTGCGAACGCAGTTCTAGATAACGCTGGTGATGCATTCACATTCATTGCTTCTACAGTCGTTGGATCAAGAGCAAGAATTACATGTTTAACAGACGATGGTACAGATGGTGTATGGCAAGTAGAATCACTTGCATCTCCAATTGCTACTATTGACTAATAGGAAATAGAATGAAGCTTATAACAGAATACACAGAATCAGACGTAGAATTTATCACCGAAGCCATAGGCGACGGTGGTAAGAAACATATGATTGAGGGTGTGTTCGCACAGGCTGAATCAAAAAATAGAAACGGACGTATATATCCACAGATGGTAATGGAAAAAGCTGTGGGTAAATACGTCCGTGAACAAGTTTCCAAGGACAGAGCGGTCGGTGAGTTAAATCACCCAGAAGGACCAACTGTTAACTTGGATAAAGTATCTCATAGGATTACCGAACTCAACATTGAGGGAAGAAATGTTATGGGTAAAGCACTTATCTTAGATACTCCGAATGGGCAGATTGTTAAAGGTCTACTTGAAGGTGGTGTCAAACTAGGTGTTTCAACACGTGGTATGGGTAGCTTAGAGC